CAAGGTTGGCGTGTTGATGCTCCGAGAACGCCCCGGTCAGATCAAACCATTTGATGTCCAAAATGTCTACACCAGCATCGGCCATCAACTTCATAGAATCACGAACCAGTTGTGTGGTCATTGCGGCCTCTCCTCATCGTCAAACGCCATGTCTAGGTGCGGCACGTTGTCATGCACCACCACACCATCAACGGCCTCGATGTACCGCCCGCAGATAACGCAGTAATAGCCGTCATCCATTGTTCTTCTCCTTGAGTTTGGCTTCAAATTCGGCAAGCACGTCTGCCACATAGTGAAGCTTCCCAACAAATTTAGACCTGATTGGGTCGCGCTCTTCGTCTGTTAGTCCCACCCAGTTGTCACGCGGGTTTAGTCTTCTCACCTCTGCTTCGTGCGGCGCAAAGCTATCCGCAACATACGGCCCAGACTTGCGCGATATTTCGTTGCGCTTCTTGTCGGTTAAGAATACCCATGTCATGTGTTCTTCTCCTTTTGCTTCTTTGCTCATGCTTGTCCCCTCTCCCGAATGCGGCGAAGAATGATGTCGGCGGTGGGGGAGTAGACAGGCTTCGTGCGCTTGATCTCATCCTCAACAATGTCGGCACACACCTCACGCTCGTCCGCACGGACAAGCTCGGCAAAGCGTTCAAGACTGCCTTCAAACTCAAACTTGTGATAGCTCCCGTCAGCAGGGAATACTGCCCCCGCCTCCCGCGCCATTTCAACAACGTCTCTCATAAACAACTCCTCAGTGTCAGCAGACCAATCATCAGCACAATAAACGCCACAACGACCCACCCGAGCTGGTCGTCAGCGGGCTCAGGTTTGTCTTCGTCTTCGTTCATTTGATGATCCTCCTAAACGCGCCGCACCGAGCGCAGTGGTACAAAGGTTGGCCCTCAACGGGCTCCCACCTGTGCTTGCATTCGTTCATGGTTTCCATGTGTTCTCCTGTGTTGCGGCAATCTCCACGCTTTGGTTGCCGTGACTGTAGTTTAGTGCAGATAAATAAATTTTGCAACAGGTTATTGCAAAGAACTGCACAAGTGTGTATGATCGAGTCATGCGCAAACAAACACGAAGAAAAATATGGGATACGAGCATCAATCCAATCATGCACGCCATGGTGGGGGCGTCCATAGTGGACGACGAAAGCCTAAACATCTTGCGCAAAAAAGAGAACGACAGCATGGCCGCATTCAGGAACGGCTCCGCCACAAAGCAAGATTGGAACAACATCAATGCGGTGGTTTGTCTGGCTGAAAGCATGGCTGCTGCAAACATCGGACCCGAAGTGATGGTGCCTTGCAAGATCGCTGAGATGCACTTGCTGGATGCGCAGGACAGGTTCAAGAGGCTTGGCAAGATGGGCTCGACGGCGCTCGGTCTTCAAAGCTTTCAAGACATCATTGAGTGGCACGAATTGCAGCGCACCTCGGTGGCCCGCAGCGTCTACGAAAAGCATCTCAAGCGGGTGACGGACATGATCCGAAGCAAGTCATCCAAGATCAAATTTTTATAGGAGGTGCAACATGCACGAAGCGCGAAAGCAGTTTGAAGCGATCCTTTTAACCAAGGGCAAACGAGCCCCGGGTTGGGATGGCGAAAAGTACGACAACATCAACATCCAGACTTACTGGCGTTGGTTTCTTTTGGGGTGGACTATGAAGGAAAGCAAATGAACAAGGTCATGAACATTGGCGCTCTGGTGATGGACCAGCGCTTGCAGTCTAGGGCGGAGATAAGCGAAGAGGCCGTCTCAGATTACGCTGAAGCACTTCTCGGCGGGGCTGATTTCCCCCCGGTGCTTGTATATTTTGACAGCATCAACTATTACCTGACGGACGGCTACCATCGCGTGCTTGCTCACAAGCGTGCGGAGAAGGTGAGCATCTTGTGCGAAGTGGTTAACGGATCAATTACGGACGCCATCTTTCGCTCGACAGGTGTAAACACGGACCACGGCATGCGCCGCACCTACGCTGATAAGCGCAAGGCTGTGATGACGCTGCTTGATGACTTTGCATGGCAGGGCATGAGCAACACTCAAATAGCCAAGCACTGCGGCGTGTCCCCGTCATTTGTATCTGAGCTGCGCAAGGGCGTGGGCAAGGACACTGGCGACACGGTGAAGTACAAAACACCAAGCGGCAAGGTGATGGAGAAGAAGAAAGCTCCGGGCCGCGCACCGAAAGAGCCAGAGCTAAAGGAGCCCGCAAAGCAAGAGCAGCCGGAACCAAAAAAAGAAGAGTACGACCCCCGCAACGAGTTGATCGAGCATCTGACAAAAGAGAACGATGACCTGACCATGAACCTTGCTCTGGCGCACATGGGCGGTACAGAGGAGCAGCAGAATGAGGCGCGAGAAATCATCAGCACGTTACGCGAAGAGGTGCGTGTTCTGAACATCGAGTTGGCCGCAGTCAAACAAAGCCGGGATCAGTACCAGTCAGAAAATCAACAGTTGAAAGCCCAAGTTTCAATGCAGCAGCGTCAGTTGAAAAAGCAACAGTAACCACAACAGGAGAACCACATGAAAACAGTAACAGCAGCAGCATGGATCGCACGCCCAGAGTGGGCAAAACCGGGTCAAGAGCAAAACCCAACAGACCTTTATTACACCGCTGAAGATGTGGACATGCAGACCGCAGGCTGGCTCAAAGTTGGGACAGCGGAGATCACCCTGACGACCACCATGAGCCACAATGAAATGGTGCTCAGCATGGTGCAGACGCAAGAGGCCAAGATCAAAAAGATTCAGGCCGATGCAGAGAATGAAATCAACAACCTGCGCCGCAAGATCATGGACTTGCAGGCCATCACGTTCGAGGGCTGATCATTGCCCAAGCCAGCGGGCATGTGTGCTGGCAGTTGGAGAAACAAATGGCTTTGGAATTACGAGAGTAACAGAACGATACTTTGGATGGATTAAGAAAAGGTTTTGCCGCTGGGTATAGGGCTCAAATGCTTTATAGCCCGACTGGTGGTGGGAAAACTGAGATGGCAATTGCACTGCTTGATGCAACGCACAAGAAGGGTAACCGCGCAGCGATGATCTTGGACCGCATCATCTTGTGCGACCAGACAAGCCAGCGCTTGGAGAAGTACAAGATCGAGCACGGCGTGCTTCAGTCTGGCCACTGGCGGTACAGGCCATACGAACACATTCAGGTGTGCTCGGCTCAGACGCTCGAGAAGCGCGGCTCCTTTCCCGGCCTCACGCTGATGATCGTTGATGAGGCGCACGCCATGCGCAGGCAGACCATCGAGTTCATCAAGAACAACCCGGACATCAAGGTCATTGGCCTGTCTGCCTCGCCATTCACAAAGGGGCTGGGTAGCGTGTACGAGAATGTTGTCAGCACGGTCACAACCAAGGAGCTGGTCGATCAGAAAGTGCTGTGCCCGCTGCGCGTGTTCGTTGCCAAAGAGATCGACATGACCGGGGCCAAGAAGGTTGCGGGCGAGTGGAGTCAGGCCGAGTCAACAAAGCGCGGCATGCAGATCACTGGCGACATCGTGTCCGAGTGGATCAAGAAGACGCACGAGATATTTGGCCGGCCACGCAAAACCATCATTTTCTGCTCTGGCGTGGAGCATGGCGCAGACCTGTCGAAGAAGTTTGCCGAGCAGGGCTACAACTTCATCAGCATCTCATACAAGGATGACGACGAGTTCAAGCGCGATGTGATCGAGGACTTCAGCAAGCCAGACACAGAGATTCACGGCCTGATCGCCACTGATATCCTAACCAAGGGCTTCGACGTGCCTGACGTGATGATCGGCGTGAGTGCAAGGCCGTTCAGCAAGTCACTGTCGTCTCACGTCCAGCAGATGGGCCGAGTGATGCGCGGCTATGCGGACAAAGAGTTTGCAGTGTGGCTGGACCATGCAGGCAACTACGTCAGGTTCCAAGAGGACTGGGAAGAGATTTACAACAACGGCGTACATGAGCTGGATGACGCACGCGAGAAGACCAAGAAGGAGAAGACCGACAAGGAAAAGGAAGCAGCCAAGTGCCCCAAGTGCGGGCACCTGTGGGCTGGCGGGTCGGACAGTTGTCTGCACTGCGGCTACACCCGCGAGAAGCGATCCATGGTGGAATCGGTGCCCGGAGAAATGGAGGAGCTGAAAGCAGCGGCCTCTCGGGAAGGCAAGCAAGACTGGTGGTCAATGTGCCAGTACAAAATAAAGTACGGGGGCTGGTCAAACTCCCGAGCGCTTGCCACTTACCGTGATAAATTCGGTGTATGGCCAAGAGGTTTGGTCGATTCTGTAAAAACTCCCGACATTGCCTTCGAGAAGGCCATAAAAGCCGCTCTCATTAGGTACTTGAAGGGACAAGGAAAGAAGTAGTCATGCCGTACAAAAAAGTCATTAGTGGAATTTATTTGATCTCAACCCCGAGAGGCAATAAGTACATCGGGAGCAGCAACAACATTTACAGAAGGTGGTCTGAGCATAGGCGCAATCTTCGGCGTGGCTCACACCACTCCACAAGGCTTCAGGCTGCATGGAATAAGCACGCTGGAGAGCTTCGATTTGAAATTATCTGCGAGTGCCCGATTGATTTACTTGAGGAGCTTGAACAGAGATACATAGACAAGATGAAGGCATCTCTCAACACCACCAATTACGTCGGCAACGTATGGTGCAACCCGGAAACCAGAGAGAAGCTTAACGCCGTGCACCAATCTGCATCATGGAAGAAAAGCAGAAGCGAAATTGCAATCCGTGCTGTCGCGCCAAGAAGGGTTCAGGTTGATTGCAGCAACGGGAAAAGGTACGAAAGCCTTTCCGCTGCCGCCAAGGAGTTTGGGATCAGACCATCCGGCATCAAGTTCTTGGTTGCAAGCCAAAGACAAGGAAAGCTTGGCGTCAGGTTCAAGTTGGCATCTGACGAGTGGCGGGATGTTTTATCTCACTATGAGCAGGCGTGGGAAACGCGAGTTAAAAACGGCAATAACAGACACTCCGATGCCACAAAAAAGAAGATGAGTATTGCTAAGGCTGGTTACGTTCCTCACAACAAGGGCGTTCCTTGTTCGGAAGAAACCAAAGCAAAAATATCTGCAACAAAACAACTGAAAGGCAAGAAATGACAACACAACACACGCCGGGTCCTTGGATATTTGGGATCAGAAATTATGACGACGATTGCAAGCCCGGATTTGTTGAAAAACCGTTCGACTATGTCAGCCCCGGATACTATGACAATGCCGGAATTTTTGGGGCAGATGGCACAGAGATCGTTGGCTGTGATGAGTATCCAATATTCAACAGTCCTGCGGATGCGCGTCTGATCGCCGCAGCACCTGATCTGCTGAAGGCCTTGAAAGATGCGCTGTTTCATGTTGAAAATCAAGGCGATGTTGGTGTAGACGAGTGGATTGCGTGTGAACGAAAAGCCCGCGCCGCCATCGCTAAAGCAACGGAGGGCGCATGAGCTACGGCTGCTACAACAGGCAACCCTTCAAGGAGTTCCTCAAGGCCCAGTCTGGATGGCTGGGCGGCAAACGGATAGACACCACCATCGACTTCAAGATGGCGCGTGATTGCCAGTACACCAATACAGAGCTTGGCCGCAAGGATGAGCGGTGCATGGGCTGCAAGTGGAGGATGCAAGATGCACTTACTTGACTTTTGCCGCATCCATGGCGTGATCGTAGATCGTGAGCCACCCATCGGTGTGTGGAAACGCTACCCCACGCAAGACAAACCAACCCATCGCAACGGGGCTGTGAAGTACATGGGTAGTCACGCCTTCATTCAAAACCACGCAACCATGACAGAGATTGAAGTCTGGCATGCCGAGGGTGACTCGGTGATGGACCCCAACAAGGCACGCAAGGCTGTCGAGGCGGCTGCGCGAGACATTCGTGACAGACAGCAAGAGGCCGCTCGCAAGGCTGCATCAATCCTGAACCAGTGCCAGATCGGCTTTCACCCGTACCTCGAGCGCAAGGGATTCAAGGAGGAGCAAGGCAACGTGTGGAAGACGGATGACGGTCTGCTGCTTGTCATTCCCATGCGCGTAGGCCATCACCTTGTCGGCTGTCAGATCATCAAAGAGGATGGCGAGAAGAAGTTCTTGTTCGGGCAGCGCACGTCTGGTGCCTACTTCTGCTTCGACAACAAGGGGCCAAACATTCTGTGCGAGGGCTACGCCACGGCTCTGTCCATACGCGCAGCCATGAAGGCATTGAAGCGACGCTACACCCTCTACACTTGCTTCAGTGCAGGCAACATGAAGAAGGTCGCAGCCACCCTGCCGAATGGTTTTGTCGTAGCAGACAACGACCTCTCGCGCACGGGGCAGAACACTGCGGAGGCCATCGGCTGGCCGTACTTCATGAGCGAAGCGGTCGGAGACTTCAACGACTTTCATCAATCAACCAGTCTGTTCAAGTGCTCGCAGGCACTCGACAAAATGTTTCGCAAGGAAAAGGTATGACAAGAGAAGACGTTATTCGCATGGCGGGGGAGGCCGGGTTTAACCTCCACCACAACCCAGAGTTATACGACTGCATGGTTGCCGACTACAAATCCATAGAACGCTTTGCCGCACTAGTTGCCGCAGCAGAACGAGAGGCCTGCGCTGACATTGCCGAGGATGAAATCAAGCGCGTGAAGCCCACGTACTCTCCCACCGCCGACATCATTAGTCGCCGCATTCGCGAAAGGGGGCAGTCATGAACATCGTACAAACCGTTGCGCTATTCAAGGCGCTGCTTGAAAGACCTGTTACTCGGTACGATCTGGCTCGCAAGGCCAACACTTGCCCCAAGTCAGCGGGCAGGTTTCTCACTGAGATGAAAGCGCAGGGTTTGATCTACGTGATCGGCTACACCAACGAGAGCGATGGCCGCAACAGGGTGAAGGTGTATGCGCTTGGCGAGGGAGAGGATGCGCTGCCGGTGCGCGTGACAACGCAAGAGGAGAGGAGCCGCAAGAGCTATCTCAAGAGAAAGGAAAAGATGTACACCCCGAGAACCACCTTCGTCGGTGGTGTAAGTCTCTGGCAGTGATCACTGGTAGTTCTTGCAATACTGAAGAGGCTGGACGGCCAGTCGGTCAGGGTGATCGAGCGAGGCCAGTTCCAACTTTTGCATGATTTAACGAGTATTCACTCCCACCATAAAAAGGAAACAATATGATATTTTTCTGGATCGTAAAGGCAATAGTGGCATTTTTCGCGGCAGTTTTCTTCTGGTTACCAAATGCCACGGAATTGCCGTTCGGCGTTGATGAGTATGTGGTTTTAGGAGTTGGTTATTTTAGGGCGATGGCAGACTTTTTTCCTCCGTTGTATACTGTTCTTGCGGCATTTCTTATTTATTTCACGTTTAAAATCACTATGATGTCATTGAAACTTATTAGAGTAATACGCTAATATGTTTGTAGGATTTCGTATTCCCTGGAAATATGCTCTGGTGGTTATTGCGGCTCTTATCGCGATTTTTAGGGAACAAGTGGTAGGTTTCTTGGTTACGGCACAGAATTATTTATGATTCCTTCTGATTCTGAAATGGTGATCGGATTGTTATTGTATAGTATTATTTTTATTGGGCTTGTTGTAATTAGAATTAGATATGATCGAGAGTAAAAAAGTAGATAAGACGCAAGAGCTTTTAGACTTGTTCGAGCCCGACGAAGGCGGGGTGAACATGTATTATGGAAGAATTGGAAATGGTAAAACGTATGCGGCTACATGCGATATTATTGAATTATTAAAGCGTGGTGAAACTGTATATTGTAATTGGGATATAAATTTTGATACATTCGATGAGCGTGATTCTTTTAAGCACGTTCTTGTTAAATCACTATTTGGTAGAAAGGACTTCTTCTATTACTCTCCTGAGAACTTTCATTATTTCCATCCTGACGATATTGACGTTGCTCATCTTGGTAAGCTTGTCAACGTCCATATTTTTATTGATGAAGCACAATGGATCTTCAACTCTCACGTAAGAAATCCTGATGAAGAAAAGCGTAAGCTTATTCTTCATAATGGTCACTATTGTAGATCTCTAAATATCATCTCTCAGCGTCCTACTAACGTATTTAAAGATATGCGTTCACAAGTGAACGTTTGGTATAAGTGTGAAAAGAAGCTCTCATGGCCGTTTCTTGTTTTTCAGCGTACTGCGTTTGAGGATATGAAGAATGACTTGCCTGATGAGGAGGTGCCCTCTGGTAAGCCTAAAGTGTATTTTGCGAGTCGTCGCGTGCTTGAGGCCTATTCTACTCATGCGATGAGAGATAAAGACGCCATAGAGCGTATAAGTGCAATGGAGGTGTATGATTCTACGTTTATAGAAAGGCTCGGACTATTATTGAGTTTCCTCGTCCCGTCTTTTTTGATGAACTGGAGGCGCGAGGCGCGAGCGCCTCGCGCCTTAGTCAAAGAGGGCGAGGGGTCGAGCTTTAAGAATTGGTTCAAAAAGTGAGGGTGACTTGATACCGAGTGAATAATTGGGAATTATTAGTTATTTGGTATTTCATGGGCTACACGAAAGTGATTTCGTATGGAGATTATGTTGAAACGTATCAATATGAAAAAGAAGCAATCACTCCAAGGCGGGCAATTAGAAGGACAGCTCCAAGTGTTGTTGTATTGCCATTGTTTCCTGAAAGTGGGAATTCTGAGGCGCAACCTGGTGAACAAAAAAAGGTTAAGTCGGAAGGTGCAATTAGGCGTGCTAAATTGGCTTTCCGCCGTCTCGTTGCGGCTAACCTTGTCGGAACTGAAACCCCTGTATTCGCTTCTTTCACCTACAGGGAAAATATGGAGGACATCGAAACGGGAAGGAGAGATTTCAACGCTTTTACACATGCTGCGAAAAAAGTCTTTGGAGATTCCTTTAAGTACATCGCAGTCATGGAATTTCAAAAACGTGGAGCTATTCATTTCCATGCTCTCATCTGGGGCATTGGTTCCGATGTCATTGAGCGAGAGCGATGTACCCGAATGGTTGCGGGGCTTTGGGGTTAAGGATTTGTCGATATAATAAGAACCGATGGCAATATTAAAATCGCGGGGTATATGGCGAAGTACATGGGAAAAATGTGGGCGGACCCCCGCTTACGTCGGCGCAAAGCCTATATTGCTAGTCGCAACATTATACGGCCTACTTTTGACTGCGATACCACTTTGGCCAAATATTTTCATGGGGGGTTAGCTGGGGTCCCCGACTTATCCACAGGGGTGCTCTTGCGCGAATCGGAATTTGAGTCATCATGGCTAGGTCGAGCCATTTATAAGCGGTATATAATTTTTTCTCACCATGCCACAAGTAACGCTGCGAGTGGTTGATGTTTTGGAGTTTGAGAATCGTGCCTACACAGGCAAAGACGGACAGCCCAAAAACTTTCGGTCCCTTCTGGTAAAGTACGACGGGAAGATTCTCAAGTTTGGTGTAGCGCGGGAGGCGGAATCTGAGGATTTGCAGAGAGCAGTTGATACACAGGTGAATCTTGTGTGTGGACTTTCTACTTTCGGCGACTCTCTTGAGCCAAGCATTCGTGTTTTGAGTGTCGCGTGAGCGGCACTCTTTGACAGCCGGTCAATCTTGAGGGGCGAGTAAGCCCGTTTCCTTCCACTTGACCGGCTTTCAAAGGGTCGATATACTTCCCGTGGGAGTTAGCGAAAAGTTATCCACAAGCGGCACTATGTGCCGCTTTGTGTATGTGGTATTTTGCATGAATATGGCGATGAGAGATAATGCGAACTGGGGTTTGCTAGCGCGGATGGCCAAAGGCGGTAAGGGTTTCAAAATGGGTGGTAAGTCGTATGTGAGGAAGTCGTTTAAGGGGACGAGTTTTTTTATCCGCGCTAAACGCTAAATATGTTCGGCTTTAGAAGAAAGATTCTAGCTGCGTCGGTGATGACAGCACAACAAAGGAACACAAATGCTCTTTTAATGGCAAGAATGCTCCGTAGGAAGAATACGACGAAGGCGGGTAAAAAATCACCAGCACGATTTTTCTAGTTATGCCGCAGACATGGGATTGTGAGGCCAGCGGCAGTACCACGTCATGCGTGGTAACTTCCTCGGTGTCTTCGGTGGTCACGACTGATTATCAACAGAATATCCCCACTTTCTTGGATTTCCTCTTTGTCTCCATGGTGGTAATCTTTTTACAGGCGACGTTAGCGTTTGCGTTCTTTATCAAACCCAAGTTTGACATTTCACCCGACGCATAATTATGGTTGTCGCAATCACAGTATTTATGGGTCTTTTTTTCAAGCTGGTGCAGG